TTTTCTGTTTGAAGAGGTTGGCAATCTGAAATTGATGACCTCTTGTAGACAGAACAACTACACTGGCTGCATTGAAAGATATAGCTCAATCCGACTCAATAGCGAGAATTATAGGAGTGACGGAGATTAGCTAAAACAATCAAAGCAAATATGTCAGAAAGTGATCTTTAACAATTAGGGCATCAATAAACTATTAGCGGCTGTGTCGGTGGGTGCGTCTCGTGAGTATCTATAAATTTAAGAAAAGCCGCCACCCACTAACTCAGTCGCTAAGCGAACAATAAAGGAGAAATAAAATGAAAAATAATACAAAAAATATCAACGAATCAAAGAAGAGTAATATCAACTGGAAGCAATTGTTTGAAAAAGCTAAATCAATCTTATTAATTATCATGATTACTGCCGCTATAGCATTTTACGCGGGTATTCAATATCAGATCAATAAGACAGAGGAAGTGGATAATAAGGTCCGTCAAGCAACATTACAGTTAAAAAAATAACTCGGAAGTCCGCAGCTATTTCCGAGATAGATAAAAGCGCTGCAAAGACAGATCCGAAAGTCGAACCAACCGTGCCGCAACCAAAATCAGTTGCGGTATCGGGCTGCGAATTGGTTCGACGGGAACTGTCAAAATATTCAGGATGGGATGTTAGTCTAATGTTGGCTATCGCTAAGGCTGAGAATAGAAGCTGTAATCCGCTTAATCATAATCTTACCAACTCTGAGAATCATGGAGTATGTGTTGGTAGCTATGGTGTATTACAAGTTGGCTGTCTGCATTTTCAACCTCATGATGATAGAAACGACACCGCAACGGTTGTAAGAGTTGCTTATCGAGTTTGGCAGTCTCAGGGCTATAAAGCATGGACTACATATCGCACAGGGGCGTATAAGGAGAATCTATAATGGCTGATAAACAAAGTTTACTAGCTGGAGTGAAGCTAGAGTACGAAAGACTAGAAAGTGAAGACTATCTAATAAAACGTCTTCGCAATTGGCGCAATCGTATGCGTCGTAAACAAAAGGGCAAACAGTAATGTATATAAGAGCAACTCACAAGAAGTTTGACTTAGAAAGCATCAAGGCTGTAGCTACTTGTCCAGAGTGTAAATCTAAGCACCTCATGATATCCAGAGGAAGACTCACTTGTCGTAATTGTGGTGCTGAGATAGGTAGACTTGGTAAGACTAATAAATACGGTGCTAAGCGCACTGAGATGAATGGTAAGATATACGATTCAAAGTTTGAAGCACAAGTAGCCGCCGAGCTAGAAATTGAAAAGAATCTCGGCCAGATAAAAGACTATGACACTCAATACAGAATAGAAGGTTGGGTCTATGACGAAAACGGCAATCCAGCATTCCCATATCGTCACAAAGTAGACTTTAGAATACATAATCTAGACGGATCATTCACTTTACGTGAAGCAAAAGGCGTAGAAACTGATGACTATAAATGGCGCCGTAAGATCCTAGAAAAGGTGTGGTTACCAGCCCACCCTGAATATACATATGAAGTCGTATATCAGAAGAATAGCAATCGTTATAAGCGAAAAGGAGCGTCTAGATGATAACTCAAAGAAAGAAAGCAGTACTTGCGTTATGGAAGTTGTATAAAGCCATGAGCAATACTGTAGACTCACTCATAATCAACAGAGAAGATATACCTTCTGCCGATCAATGGATAAATGACTTAGAGTCTGATATGAAGGTAGTCAAAGAGTGGATTAGCGCACTATCAGACAATTATTAAAAAGTCTGGTGCCCAGATCTACGTTTGAACCATTGGCGTAGAAATTTGTAAAGTGTGCGGTTAAATGACTAGACTCCATAAAGTCTCCTACTTAATCAAAAATCTAGTAACAGCCAGACTTTTCTTCCCATAAAACAATTTAATACATCCATTACAAGGAGAAATGATATATGAAAAAACCAGTAGCAGAAGTAAATGTCAAGATATTTAGTGAAAAAAATGGTCATTACAAAGCCGACACTTTCGTCAGTATAGACCCTGGTGATGTAGGGGCTACTCTTGCTGTACTAGAAGCTTTAGGCGATTTATCAGGAAAAATTATCAATGAAAAATCAAAGGAGCTCGTAAAGAATATCTTTAAGGGTATTGTACCAGATGACGAACTAGAGAAACTTATTGCAGATATTGAGGAAAAAGAATGTTCACACTAATTTGGATATTATTCATAGCACTAATTCTTATTCTCGTAGCTATCTCAGAATACAACATAACTAAACAAGATGAAGAGTGGATGGAGGAATTGCGAGATAAGAAACGCAATCGTAAAGAATAGGAGCAATAATGCCACTACCAAAACCCACTAAATCAGGTATTTATCAAGCCCTCTCTGAATATAGGATTCTTACACAAGCCGCTCAGCTTAATATTGCAAAAGGGTATGCTAAATATGATGACCTTGTAAGTTATCAAGCCTCACTTGATGCTGAAGTTTCTAAAAGTGTCATAAAGGCTATGGAAAAGCTTCAAAGAGAAACAATTGAATATTGGTACTACTCTTTAATAGATAACGAGAAGAATGGCATGCTTGCGATGAAAGAAACTATAGAAGAATTAAAGGATAGAGAGTAAAAGAAATGGAAAAAGAAGTAAAACCTTATTACGAGGATGATTATCAATCACTAGATGAGATGAGTACCATCGACCTTCTAGAAATGAAAGACGACGCACTCAGAGGATTAAACGAACGAGAGTTTATTATTCATCGAATAAATCAAATCTTAGACAGTCGAATTGAAGGCGAACGCCCTAAAATTAAGGAAGTCAAGGTGAATAAATGATAAAGGATAATTTACCGAACATACTTGAAATAGCTTTGATAATGATAACTATAGGTGGATTTGCACTAATCATTTTTCTAACTGTTATCAGTTCTAATGAAGAAAAACAAGCCATGGACGTTAAAGCTCGTTGTGAATCGGTTGGCGGCAAAATGGGTTATCTAAAATGTTTCAAAGATGGAAAGGAAATAAAGGCATGAAATACAAGCTTCTAAAAGATACGCCCACAATTAAAGCTGGCACCATTTTTGAAGAGATTGTTAGTATGTCTGATGGAACCAGAGAATTAGCTGTGGCTGTACCAGGTGAAGACATACCAGAAGATCCTCAATTTGCTATTCAAGATATAGACAACTTCGACGAGTGGTTCGAGGAAATGGAAGAACCGACAGACAGCGCTCACTGGAAGCCAAAAATAGCCGAGAAATACTTCTACATTAACGAATATGGAGATGTGGAGTGGGAAGTCTGGAACGACGACGATGTGGATAACAGACTTATGGCTATGGGTCTTGTCTACCGCACTGAAGAAGAATGTGAAGAAGCTCGCGACCGAAGGCTAGCAGAAGTCAGACTGAGCCAAACCTCGGACTTTGAACCAGACTTTGAGAATGGAAGCGGCGGGTGGGTTGTGTGTTACCGCCGCCGTGCTGGAAAATTAGACTACATAAAAACCTATGGTTGCGATAGCGGCGAACCAGTTCGTTACGCAACCATGAAAGAAGCTGAAAAGTCTATCAAAGAAAATCGAGAAGATTGGTTAATTTATTTCGGAGTAAAGGAGTAAATCATGGCAGGAAATCGAACAGGCGGATTGAAAGCCGCTCAGAAAAACTTAGCGAATAACCCAAACTTTTATGCAGAAATCGGACGAAAAGGTGGCTCTGCTACATTTGCAAGCCACGGAACTTGTAAGGGGTTTGCGCAAGACATCGAATGCGATTGCGATCTAATAGACGGTCCTCACTTCGTAAAGAAGTGTGCTGGTAAAAAAGGTGGTCGTATCAGTAAACGAAAGTAAACGGGTACAGTTTGTACCCACTAGAACATTAACATCAACCGTAGAACTGGACAGATGACTATTTTTGCCCACCCGAGTCGTCTGTTCAACTGGCTATATAAGTGGCGGAATAGGTAGACGCCATCTTGAAAATAAGTACCTAATCATGAGCTTAGGGGTATCTGCTTATTGATAGAAAGCTTCGTAGCATGTGATGTGACTTTACGAAACCTAATTCCCTCACATTCGAGGAAATTAAAACTCGGCAAATCATCACCTTATATAGCCAACACCAGTTCTGCGGTTGAATTAAACGATAAGACAAGGAGATTGATATGTCTAAACTAAGAATTTTTTGGGAATATATCCTAGCAGCATTAACAGTTGCAGTGCCTCTTTACTTGCTGTTTTCAGTACGGTTGCAAACTTCTGATAATGTAGTTTCTGGAATCGTTTATAACAACCAAAACAATAGCATATTCGGTGGCAACACATACTTTAGGGTTCGCGCATCAGAAAATACTGTAGTAACAAAAGAAAATACCAGTAAGTTCTGTCTACCGCCGAATTCGCCATACATTAAATTGGTGAATGAAGCCGCGAAAGACAAGAATATCAAGGTGGTTGTTACAAGCAGCAAGGTGTTTACGATGGTCCCGTCTCCTTGGCATTGTGTTGATAACGTTAAGGTTGAAAGGTTGAATTAAACTACACGAAATTGTGTAAATAAGGAGTTTCATAATGGCATTAAAGAATTACACAACAAGCATATCGGTTGAAAAAACGCTGAGCGAGATTCAGGGTAAGCTCGCCTATGTTGGCGCAAAGCGTATTATGACCGAGTATGACGATACAGGCAATGTTGTCGCTCTTAGCTTTCAATTGGATCTCAATGGTCAACAATTGGCATTCAGCCTACCTACCGACTGGCGGCCGGTTGCTCAAGTGTTAGAGCGCCAGCGTGCTGTACCAAAAAGTCGCCTTGAAGAGCAAGCACGTCGTACAGCCTGGCGTATTACTAAAGATTGGGTAGATGCTCAAGTGGCTATCATAGAGACGAAGATGGTAACGACGACGCAAGTATTTTTGCCCTACACAGTCACTAGCTCAGGTAAAAGTTTATATCATAGATTTTTGGAAGATGGACATCTCATGATTGGAAGCGGTAATGTCAACTAAACCACTAATTTTGTAGACATAAAGAAGGAAATGTCAATGAAAATCATAGCAGAAAATCCAGCTGAAGAAGCCTTGTTGTGGCGCATTAAAGCCCTGAGTGACGAGCTGGTCAATCAAGATAATCGATCCACTAATATGCCGATGTGGACGATCCTAGATAATAACAAAGCTGGCAAAGACTATGGAGCAGTCATGTACTTTACTGGCAAAGCTGCCGAGCAGCATATCAAGGAAAACGATCATCATTATGATAATCCAATGATATCTGTTCGTAGCGCTCATGACAATCGAGAATTAAAAGACATTGTTCACTTGCTTATCCTAGCTGGTGGTAATGAAATACCAAGCAACCATTATGGAGTTTTGAGAGATGCGTGATATTAACTTCCGCGTTTGGGACAATCTAGAAAAGGCTTATCTTAACGAGAAAGACATAGCTATAGACAGTCTGGGCAATATATTTATAATTGAGGGATACGATCACAATGACTCCGAGCTATGGTATGCACGAATTTTACCAGACCCAGACAACAAGCGGCATATTATCGAGCAATGCCCATGGCTAAAAGACAAGAATGGCAGAGAGATTTACCAGGGTGATACCTGTTCTTTTACTAGCAAAACTGGTAAACATGTGGGTGTAGTAGAGCGGTCAGGTGATTTAGCTAGTTTCGGATTACGAATGATCAAAAACAACTTCTTATATACTTTTTCCGAGCTTGATACGATGGGGATTGACCTTGACACTTTGGAAGTTATCGGTAATATTCACGAGAACCCTGAATTGTTGGAGGAGAAATGAAGATAAATAAGATAGTAGAGTTACAGCGTGATAACCATAGATATGTTGAGCGGGTTAATAAACTTTTAGAAAAGCCAAAAACTCACAGTATTCTTCACTGTCTGGGTGTATATCCTGAAGAGCTACAATACTCTCTGCCTGCACCAGTAGATGTGGATTTGATATATAGACTTATCGGGTATGTTGAGGAATGTGAAAGAGCGGCTAAAATCGAAGCTCTCGACGAAGTTTTAGACTATTGTATAAACCACGCTCCAGGCTGTAACCCAAATAAGATGTATGAATATGTTAAAGGCAAGGTGAATAATGAAAGATAAGTCATCTATAGAAATAGAAACTAGTTGTGCGCCTACGCCTCGTCCGTATATTGTAGACGTTATTCATATGCCATATAGAACTCTCGATAAGAAAGTTCTTACAGTCTACATCATAAAATATTCAGACGGTAGCATTTATCATTTTAAGAAAGACGAAAGGGAAGGTGTTCAAAATGAAGGACGATAACGATGCGGATATAGCTGTCATATTGCTTTTTGTCGTGGTAGTCACCTGTATAGGACTTGTAATATCCAGACAGGAGGAAAACAAGAAAGCGCTAGAAGTGAAAAAAGAAACCGAGACTCAAGTCTGCCAGAGAGTTTTCGGTAAAGATTATGTATATCAAATACCAAAAACTATACACGAAACACCCTATTGTCTAGGAAACGACGGTGTGCGTAAATATCTGAAGAGAGATGAGAATGGAAACATTAATCAATAAATATTTTTTAAGCGAGAGAACGTATGAAGAACAGCAAGCGAGAACGCATTGAGAGTCTAGTAAGATCAATTGATCATGCAGAAGAAAGAATATCGTACTGGGAGAGATTTAATCGATATGGTGGCTACGATATTCTTATAAGACTCAACATAAGCAACAGAGAGCCTGAAGTGGTTGAACATGAAGATGATATCGTAAAGCAAATTATCAATAATTACAAGCGAGACCTTGAGAGATGGAATAAAGAGCTAGATGAGTTGCTTGCTCCAAAGACTACAGGAAACGAACCATATGTGCCGCGCAACGGTAAGGTGTATTATTGGTGGAAAAAGAATAAATAAGTATATGATGCACAAATAAAAGATGTTTTTGGAGAAAGATATGAGTAAAAATACTATAGTAGGCTTTCGGCCGTCAGGTAGATTGCATTTAGGGCATTATGTCAGCGTGATAAAGCCAGCAATAGAATACAAAGCAGATATTCTGATAGCTAAACATCACGCGCCACTGTCAGAACCTGAATATGAGGAGCAAGCGTAAGGACGAATAGTCGATGAACAAAAATAACCCTTCTGATTCAGAAGGGTTATCCCAACCAGGCGACGTATTTACAATACGCTTAATCAATTTGATCGCTTGTGGCTGTGTAACAGTACTTACGTCTGTATCACTATACTACCATGCTAAGCACAATGGCGCAAGCACTATGGCAAAAAAATGTCACTATGATATGGGATATTAGTGTAGAGCTTTGGACGATTGAAATTCCTACCACACCATAAACGGTTTGCTAGAATGTCACTTGCTTGCACTAGATAATCTCGGGATGAGTCACAGAACTTTATATTTATCTTAAAGTCAGCGAACAGTATCGGAGGGTAAAACATTCCATAATCAAAGTTACGTATCCCATGTATTAGCTCCTCTCTTATACTATCTGAAAGCTTATAGTATCCGTTAGTAGATGTGTGTTGCTGATCAATATAGACTCGCAGAGAGACTGGCTTGTCTGCATCAATTTTGCCAGACGCAATCAGTGTTTCTAGTTTAGACTTTATCATTCTCTTTAAAGCATAGTCTTTGTATCGATGAATTGACAATTTGTTTGTCATAATAGATTCGTTAACATCGCTCAATTTCACTGTAGCACTAAGGCTATTGAATAGCTTGACACAATTATACAAACTTCTCTTATATTTACTTTCTAAACCAGCCGCTTTTAGCTCCGACTCCATCGACATCCCGAGACTAGATTTTATCTCTCTAGACATTGTCTTGAACTGCTCTCTTGCTGCGATACGCTCATGGTTATTCAAGAACAGATATCCAGCGTATATAAAATAATCATGCCCAGAATTAAGAGAGAAAACGCCAGAATCGTCTAGGTATATTGAAACCTCTTGGTATTGTTTTTCGTTCATCTTGAGATTATTATAACATTTTTATCAATATGATATAATTTAATTAACTCACAAGACGCGGGCGACTAGCGAGGATGTTGGTTATGTCCAAAACTACAGCCAAAAGCAAGCCTAAGTCTTCTAAAAAGCCGCCTACAAAAACACCTAAAAAGAACGGGCGTCCTACAAAATACTCTGACAAACTAGCAGATAGAATATGTCAGAAGATAGCAGAAGGCTATTCGGTACGATCTATATGCAAAGAAAAAGATATGGTCTCTATGCAGACACTTTTTCGATGGCTACGAGAAAATGATAAGTTTCGTGAGCAATACGCGCATGCATGTGAAGAACGATCATACGCGCAAGCTGAAGAGATTATTGATATTGCAGATAATGCTACTAATGACTATATGGAAAAACTTGAGGGTGATGGGTATATATTCAATAGCGAGAATGTTCAGAGGTCACGTTTAAGAATCGACACACGTAAGTGGCTGATGTCTAAGATGAATCCAAAAGTTTACGGCGACAAGCTGGATATGACTACAAACGGTAATGATATAGGGGTAGCTCTAAGTGCAAAACAAGCAGAGCAACTACTTAAAGCCAGAGCAGACCGTCGGGATTCTTAGAGAAATTGCAGATAACGGCTCTTTTGCCGAATACTGCATTGCTATAGACCCAAAGTACCAGCTTGAGTGGTTCCATGCTGAGATTGCTAAAGAGCTTGAGCAAGGATATCGCCGATTGCTAGCTGGTGAAGATGTCCGATTAATGATTTTTATGCCGCCGCGCCACGGCAAAAGCGATACAGCCACGCAGAAGTTTCCGTCGTGGGTACTGGGAAAAAGCCCGAATATTCCAATCGTGGTCTCATCTTACTCTGCCGAGCTTGCATCAGATTTTGGTCAAAAGACCAGGGATATAATGCAATCCGCTACTTACACTAAGATGTTTTCTACACGCTTACGAGCAGACGCTAGAGCAAAAGGTCGCTGGATTACAAAAGAGGGCGGTGGTTATACCGCCGTTGGCGTTGGCGGTGCATTGACAGGTCGTGGATTCAAAATTGGTATTATCGACGATCCATTCAAGAACCGTGAAGAAGCAGATAGTCCAGTAATCCGCGAAGCACGAGACGGCTGGTACAAGTCAACCTTCTCAACGCGTGAAGAAGGTAATTCAATGATCGTATTTATTCTTACGCGCTGGCATGATGATGACCTAGCAGGCCGAGTTCTCAAAGCCTCACGAGATGCTAAGGCTAGAGGTGAAGCATACGATGATTGGAAGATAATCGAGTATAAAGCTATCGCTACTGAAGACGACGAGCACCGCAAAACTGGTGAGGCTCTCTGGCCAGAGAAGTTTTCGCTTGAGAAGCTATTAAAAAAACGCGCAGAGATGGGCAGCTATGAATTCTCAGCGCTCTATCAGCAAAACCCAATCGATGAAGAGAATCGCAAATTTAAGCAAGCATGGTACAAATACCGCGAGTTCAGCAACGTCTTACAGCTTGATACCTACAACGTTATGACGATTGACCCGCGAGGTAAAGACGATGTAAAGCAAGGCACTGACTACATTGGTGTAACCCTTAATTTTATCGACCGAGAAGGCAAATGGAATGTAATATGCTATCGCACAAAACTATCCGCGACTGACCTTGTCGACCTCATGTTTACAAACTGGAAGAGGTACAACCTACACAAGATCGGAATTGAAGACAATCAATTTACTCAAGCCTTGAAGTCTGTTTGGGATGAGGAGATGATGCGCAGAGGCGTCTATATGGATGTCGAATTATTGAAGCACGGAGGTCACAGTAAGGCATTGAGAATTGAAGCACTAGTGCCGAGATATGAACGCGGGGGAATTTATCATATCAGACATGGCGACGCTAACTTATGTAAAGACTTAGAGCTTGAACTGAGTATGTTTCCTAAAGCAACCAATGACGACGCGAGCGATTCTCTAGCATATCAGGTACAACTAGCTCAGCGACCAGAAGATGATGTAGGTTCAGCCTCATACAATCAATCATTAGCAGATAGCGACTTAACAGCAATGTGGAATTAATTAGGGGGAATATGAAAAAATTTGTGCCAGAATTTGGAAAAGTCAAAGAGCAACAGCAGCTAGACGATAAGACGTCTGTAGTAGTTGAAAACAGTTATCAAAATCACACTGTTATAGCAACTAAGCTACACTATGAAGAACGTTTTCGAGTTGCATCTATGGCAGAAGCACGTGATAAGGTTGACGAGCTAACACTAAGAATTGAAAACGACGATAGCCTTATCAATCCGTCAATCCGTTATGATGGACGCGCCAGGATATCATACAAAGGATCATTCGATGTTGTGTTTGAGTATACCAAAATTAAGCAGGTAAAATGATTATTTTCACAACTGATTAAAAATGTGATATAATACAAGCGTAAACCACTGAAACAAACCAGAGTTTACTGAAACAACAGTAATCTTTGGAGTAATCAGTGGCTTTCTCTTTTTTAACAGAAGAAAACATTTTCGATCTATGTAACATCTCAAAAGACTATACGGAAAAACTAACGCAGGCTTTTGAGGAGTATTCCCGTCTTGCCAGAAATAAGCCACACGCTAAAATACCTAAAGCGTTTCCTAAAACTACAGACGGTACAGCAGCTTCAATTATTATTAAGTCTGCGCGTCGCGCCGTACAGCAATTGCCGACTGGCGTAGTCTCTACTTCTGACGAATACAGCCCATGGCCAATACTTGCTGAATTTGCTTACTTAAAAGAAATCCTACCTAACGCCAACGCCGAATATGGCCTGATCCATAAAGTGTGGATAACTATTGAAAATGGTGAGTCATTTGGGTCGCAGTGCGTCTTTACGCCAGTAGCTTACAACGATGACAAGCTGCTTCCAGACTATTTAATAGTCTCATGGCGTGACGTATTTATTCAACCTGGTAAAAGATCTGCTAGCGATAGCGACTATTTATTTGTGCGCACGTGGTGGCAAAAGACTGACGTAGAAAAGCTTATCGATGCCGAAAAAGAACGACGCCGCACTGCCAAAAAAGAGGGCGCGCTATACGAACCGACTTGGGATTTGAAGGCACTAGAAGAAATAAAAGAAGCTATTGTCGCTAAAGACTCTAAAGACCAGAGCGAAGCAGAGCAGCAGTACTCACTTGATCCATCAGGCATTGAAATTATAACTGGTTTTCAAATTGGTCATAAGGCAACCTTCTTTACCTTCAATCCAGCCACTAAAAAGATTGTACGACGTAAGAAAAATAAAGACCCAAGGGCTAAGATACCCTTAAATTGGTATTTTTATGACGCCGATGGAGTCAATCCTCTGGGTCGTAGCGTCTTAGAGCTAATTGGTCCTCTACAGAACCTGATCGATAGTGATATGCAGGCTTATCAATACAACCGCGCCGCCGCATTGCGTCCAACTATTAACGTATACGGCGATGTAAACGAGCGAACCCTTGAATTCAAGCCAAACGGTCTTAACAAAATTAAGAATCCGAATGTACGTATTGAAGCGATGTCTGTAGATACTTCAGCAATCCGCGACTATCCGAATCTATACGGCCTACAGAAGTCTCAAATGCTCAACCTGGTCAATAGTCCAGACACTTCAATTAGCGCAGAGGTTGGCAATCCAGGATTTGGCAAAACACCACAAGCACTCAAGACTCAACAAGCTCAATTGTCTATTGATGACAATGCATTACGTAAAGGATTTGAAGCATTCTTTGAGGAGTGGAGCGAAACGGCTATTAACTTGTATTTTGCAGAGCGTGAAGGTGTAGAAATAATCCAGCTAGACACAGACACCGCACAGAGATTGCGAGACCTAGAGGCAAAAGGTCATGTACTAGATGGTGTAGTGCTAGATGATGAAAATAAGGCAACTGTAGACTTCTCAAAAGCTAAGGGCGTACTGAAGTTTAAGATTGACGCGTCAACAACGAAAGTAAACAGCGAGGCGGCACAGCTAGATTCTCTGAAGACATTGATTCAGACGCTAGACTCTAGCCAGTCACTGAACCAAGTAGTACCAGTAGATAAGAAATTAGCCGCATGGAACGCTATTGTTGCCAACTCTGGCATTGACGGACTAGACGAGCTAAAGGTTACAGAAGAAGAAATGAAAGAAATGCAGGAGGCGCAAACTCAAGCCGCGGTCCCTGCTACCGATGAAACAGCTACAGCCGAGACGGAACAGCCCGCAGAAGACGAGGCTCAGGTCGCTGAAGTACCAGTAGAGCCACAAGAAGATATAGAGCCAAGTATTGTAGATGAATTACGACAGATAGGTACACCAGAAAACCTAATTGCTGAAGTACCAAGCATGATTCAAAAAGGATTTACAGAAGAGGAAATAATCGCATCGATTATGGGAGTTATCCAAAAGGAGGGTGAATAATGGACGAAAACCTATATCCGCGCAGTACAGAATATTACCAGCCAAATGAGGAAGAAGATCAGAGGATAGAGGAGGCTAAACAAGCCGAGATCAATGCTATTAAGCAAGATATGAATAAGTTGCAAAAGGTGCTTGACCGCTGGGACGAGCGCATTGCCTTCTACAAGTCTACTGACGCTATACCAGAAGAAGTAATTACAGATAAAGAGAAACTAGCTATTTATATATCGGCAAACAAACGTGTTGTAGAGATTTTAAGAGAGGAAAGGAGCTTCTTAGTAAGTGTAATTGACCAAGCGGCGTAGCAAGGTACTCTGCTTTGGTTAGCTATCCTCGCTATTGGCTAACCAAAGGAGCGCATCTCACGCAACCCAGGTTCGTCACCTGCAATCGACGCTTAAACAATCTAATGAGAAGGAGGGGTACTGTGCCGTCAGACGCAGAAAACCAAGAAGTCGTTAACACAGAGGTAGAGCAAGAGTCTACCCAAGCTGAGTCGGCGCCAGCTGAAACACAAAACTCTGAGGCTTCTTCAGAGCCAGAAACCAAAGCAGTTATCTCAGATAGCGGCGAGGTGGTACATGTCAAAGTCGATAAGTCTAAGGAAGAAAGCAAAGACGCTGATTCTGATGACGAGTCAGACGAAGACAGGAAGCCGAAACGGGGCAAAGAGGCGCGCCGTGAACAACTAGAACGCGATTTAGAGGAAGACAATCGAGCTATTCGTGAGTTAGTTGCTAAACGGAACGAAACTAGAGCTTATCGCCAGCAATTGGAGCTTGACGCACAGAACGAAAGCACATTTCAACCTGTACAGCCACAGCCACAACAATTGCCAACAATAGATCAGATTATGGAGATGGAGAACCCAGAGACTGGTGACTTCTTCACAGAATTTGAAGCTAAGGCGGTATTGCAGAACCTACAGTTGCAACAGCGACTAGATAATATGCAACAAGCTCAGGAGCAAGCAGCTTATGAAGCCCAAGTCGAAACATCAAGAAGTGATTTGTCATATAAGGCAAATATGGCGCTCAGGGATTTCCCAGAGTTTGACCCAGAATCTGATCAGTATGATGAACATCTTGATAACGCCGTAAACGGATACCTGCAGAGTGTACTTGTTTACGACCAAAACGGCAAAGTCATTGGCTCAAGTACAGATGTATATCAATTATATAAGTCATTCCACAAAGACGGTGAAGTACCTAAGCAACGCGCTGTGATTAATGACGCTGGTGATTTCCGTGGAGGCGGCACTAGGATCGTTAAACCATTCGCCAAGCTTACTACAGACGAGAAGGAAGAATATCTCCGTCGGCAAGGACATGATATTTAAGAAAGGTTAATAACATGGCAACAAACACAACCGCAACGCTTTCTGCCGAGATGATCCAATACCTGGAGGAAAAATTCTTGGAGCGAAGCGAAGCCCGCACAATTCACCTAGAAGGTGCTAAAAAGAAAACTCTAGGAAAAAACTCTGGTACAACGGTTACCTTTACAAAACGATCACCATTTGGCTTGGCTACAACGCCATTGACAGAAGGTGAAAACCCACAAGACGAAGCTATCCGAAGCAACAAAGTCGTTGCTACTCTACGTGGCTACGGTAAGTGGACTAAAATCTCAAGCATGCTGTACAACACTTCAATCGATCGCGAGATGAAAGAGACGATTGAAACTATGGGTCAAAATGCAGGTGAAACAATCGACGCATTGGTCCGTGACGTATTGCATCAGGGTGCTACAGTACAGTTTGCTAATAAGAAAACTGCATTGAACGGCATTACTGCTGACGATATCCTGACGGTAGCAGAAATCCGCAAGGCTGTACGTACATTGAAGAAAAACAACGCAATCCCATATGCAGACGGATTCTTCATTGGTAAGGTTGGTCCAGATACTGCATACAACATTACTGGTGATTCAGCTTGGATTGACGCTCAGAAGTACACTGGCCGTGCAGAACTGTACAAGGGTGAATTAGGTCGCTTGCATAAAGTCCGCTTTATCGAAGCATCAAGCAACCAGAAGGATGAGGCAAGTACAACGACTGTCTACTCAAACTTCATTCACGGTCAAGAGGCATTTGGTGTTGTCGACTTAGCTGGTAGCGGCTTGAAGAAAATCATCATCAAGCAGTCAGACAAGGGTGATACATCTAACCCACTCAACCAGTTCATGACCATTGGTTGGAAGGCTGAGGCATTTGCGTCGGCAATCCTTGATCCAAAGTGGATTATCAACGTTAAGACTGGTGCTAAAGACTAGTATTTAATAACAGTAAGGGGTGGTTAAACACTGCCCCTTACGACCAAAGAAGGGAAACGATAAAATGGCAGAGAAAAATACAACCGCGCTTACAGCCGAAGAGATTATCGCCAACGCTAAAAAAGAGGCTGAGAAGATTATCGCTAGCGCAAAAGAAACTGCAACTAGTGGTGAAATCGTAAGTCGTAGCGTATCTAAGGAAGATATCATCGAAGCGTACAATAGCGGATTAAGCCATCTAGAAGTTGCTAAGAAATTTTATGGCAACACAAACGACGACAATATGCAGAAGGTTATTGCAGTTATTGAAGAGGCAGTACCGTCAGGGGATGACAAAGACCCAGAGGTTGAAGTTACTGATCCTTGGATTGGAGCTTAATAGATTATGGACTGGACGAGAGAGGGCGATCTAACTAGATTACATAAGGTGTTTAATGACCCTCTTAAGTCCCGTCACGAGCGCAGATTAGCCCACGACACGTTCAACAAGATATTACGCCAGCTAAAAGATAAAAAACTCACCGAATTACGTCGTAGGCTAATCCGAGCCAACATTGCAGACGATGATGCCGCCGTAGAGAGAATAACTGAAGAGATACACGAATACTCACGACGTGCAGGCTATAGATAGCGACTACAACATAAACAAATCAGACCATTTCGTTGATATCCACGAAATGGTCTTTTTGCTTGATATATGATACAATAACCTTACAATTAAGCACGAAGTGTGACTCTAAAAAACGAGAGCGCGTTGTCATCCAAAAAAGAAGGAAGCGTGCGTCGCAGCGTTGTATAAGTAGCAATCTGAGGTGATCGTTTGAGATAAATACGAAGCCGCCCAAGTCAGTATGGAGCGAAGAATTAGGCCCTCTTGGTGACCAGACAACAGACGATAGCTCTTATCCAATTTAATAGTATTTTTACAATTTGGAGATTTGGGGTTTGTGGTGTATGCTAGCCTTGCAGCTATTGATTGGTTCCGATATCTAAATATCTATCTTTGATAGATCATTCAGATCAGACCATAACAACATTATGTTTGATACGGTTTCAGCCATGAGCGGGGCATTGAATATGTCTACAATGACACTGTCATCAGGTATACTATCTTCAGCATTATTGTTGTAGAACTCGACAAGAGTACGATTCAATCGTCGAGGGATAACCATTGAATCATCGGTCGGTGCGAATATATTGTACGCTCCTATAAATAATGTCATTAAGTCATCCTTGAATTCATAATCGTATAATTCAGAGAAGTTTTTAAGTAGTCGAAGCGATATAATATCAAGGATTGACTGGCTATCTTTAATGGGAGAGGTGTATGATCCTATTACTGGAGGTATAATTACGCAGACGTGATAGAATTCCTTGAGTGCAGCAAGCAACGCTTCGTACTCAAGTTCGTTTTCATCGCTGCAAGCAAGAATTGAGCTTGACAGTTGATTGTTAACCATGTCTTCACTGATTTCGACAGCGTTTTTGGTGATTAGAGTAGCTAGTTCAATACACAAATCAAACCACTCGTTTCTGTCTGACGATAGAAAAATATTTACTGCTGATTGTTTCATGTTTTTGTCCTTGTTTATATATGGATACAGTGTAAAACAGGCGGCATAAAATCGCAACCAATTTGGTGTATCTATTTGACAAATCACCCCTGTTATGCTACAATGCAAGCATGAAAAAAGCCGTAATCATCACTGTTATTCTGGCGTTTGTAGTGGGTGGTGGTGTGCTATGGAAAATTAGAGAAAACCGCTTAGCTGCTAAAGCAGCTTACCTAGAAGCTAAAGCAACTGAAGGGCAAGCATATAATAAAGGATTTACTAAATATGAAATGGGTCCTGCCGATCCTCAAGAGATCCTGGAACTAGTAAACCAAGAGCGGGCAAGAATTGGTATAGCGCCATTGGTCATGGACGAGAACGTACAGAAATCAGCACAACTCAAGGCAGATGACATGGTCGCAAAAGGATATCGTCAACATAACATACCGGGTACGAACAACTGGTATTCGCTAGAGATGGCTAATCTGATGCATCAGGCTGGTTGTCATACTGTCAGTGAAAACTGGGTCTCAGGTGAGCATATGAATAGTCGCGGCGCCTTTAGGGGATGGATGAATTCAGAACCTCACCGTAAAGCCATACAAAATCCGAACTATACGAAGATTGGTATTGGCGTCAGCGGGCATGACGGAATTAGTGAAGTAGCAGTCCAGCATTTTTGTATTTCAAGATAACAGTTAGTATATAGCACAAACCCCAAATCTCCTTATTAATAAGGAGATTTTTCTTATGAATGACAACGCGTCATACCGTCAGTACTTGCAGTACCATGCTCTTAATAACCCTGGGGCAGCTAGGCGTGCCGAAGCGCAAGCCCTTCTTAACCAAGTAGGTGATGACGGCAAACTTAATGGTAATTTCTTAATGGGTCAAAAAGTAGACCGAGGCTGGTTCAGGTCGCCAGACGTTAGAGAACAAACATCAAATGGATATACCGCTTCAACTCTTAATCGTTCAGTCAATCCATGGTGGGTTAACTCATATAACAGTTGGCTAAATAGTCAAAAACAAGGTAATACTGGTGACCAGACCATCAATATTGGCGGCGGATTCGGCGGCGGAATGGGCGGTGGTAACCGTGCCAGTGCCGCTCAGTTGGCAGAATATGATCAAGGTATTGGACAGCTAGAACATGGACTAGGACGTATAGATAACCAATTAGGTGTACGCTTAGGTAATATTAACAACCAGTACACCACCAAAAAGAACGAATTAAAGAGTTCATGGAACCGTGCAGAAGGTCAATTCAACGACCAGACCCGTCAAAATCAGCAACAGCGACGTACAAACATCAATAACATCAATGACCGCTCAGCAGTTGGCTTACGAGGACTATTGCGTTCATTAGGAAGTATGGGTGCAGTAGGTTCAGACATGCAATTAGCAGGTCGCGCAGTTCAGAACCAAGCCAACCAGCAGCGAACAGGCGCAGGACAGACTTACGCACAGAACCAAAAGCAAATCGACACCACATGGGGTCAGTTTAAGAATGATTACGCGGATGAAGACAAAAAGCTTAACGACTGGAAAGCAAACGAAGATAACGCCGCACGTCAGTCATCTCAAACTACACGTCAGAACCTATTAACTCAATTAGCTCAGATGAAGAGCCAGAAAGCCGCCGCACAAGGTGCTAACGGTGCTAATGCCGCACGTGCAGACCTTGGACGAGCAAATGCTCTATCAAGCGAAATTGACAACCTAGGACGTCAGCAAAACACATACAGCGGTAATAAGGTCCAATATAACGCAAAAGACCTAGACAGCTACAAGGTAGAAGGTGATACAGCAGTTGGTGTTTCAGATCCACAAGCAGCAGGTAATGACCCAACACTAAACATCTACAATACACGTCTAAAACAAGAAGACGAGCGTAAACGACAGAATCAATACCTGTAAATAAATTAGGAGGGGATTAGAGATAATGGACTTTTTCCAAAGAGTAGGCAACTTTTTCAGCGGTAAAGGTTGGGTAAGCGATGATGAACGTCGGCGTAAAGAGCAACAAGTTCAAGCGCCAGTTCAACCACGCCCTCAGCCATTACAGCAGGTACAGCAACCTAACATTAACAGACTAAACGGTCTATCTGGTGTAAATACACCTGGATTAGGTGGTGGTACTAATATATTCAGCCAGGCTCAGCAAAAAGTAAATCCTAATCCCCTTCAACAGGCTAATCAAGCAACACAACAGCTAAACCAAAATAACCAGCCAAAGCCATTAATCCCAGAAAAGACTGTCAATGACGCCCCTAAAGTATTAACTCCTCAAGGGCAACAAGATTGGGTAAATAAAGAAAACAAGCAAATTCAAATCCAGAATGCCATAAACAACCCTACTCAAGTACTTAAACCTCAGGTCCAACAGCAACAACCAAAGCCAGTACCACAACCTATTCAACAACCTCAACAACTGAATAGACCACAAATAGCCCCAAGTTTTCCTAACCCTGTAAGAAATCCTTTATTTACCCAAAATCAGAACAACCTAGCCCGCGCTCTAGATATAGCAAAACAAGAGAGTGACAAATATAAAGCCGAGCAGGCAGCACGCAACAACAAGCTAGACAACATTATGCGAGCAAGGGGTGTTAGCGAGCCAGAAATCGCTAAGAACCGCCAAGTACGTATTGACGCAGAGAACAGAGCTTATTTATCAGAAGACAAAGCTAGACGTGATAGCAATATTGCACAGATGGCAGGACTGGCTACTTTACCAACACGTTCAGTGGTCAGCTTCACTAAAGGTGCTATTGACGGTGCTGGCCGTACAGTTGGTGATTCGGGCGATAAACTATCTCTAGCTGTCGCAGACGCCATGTATGGCATTACTGGTGATGAGTCATATGACAGAATACGAAAATATATTGTAGAACAAGGTAAGCAACGTAACGCTCAATACGATCGCGACCTAGGCGTATTTAAGAAGAACGACACGGATGTTGCAACAGCTTACGAGGCGGGTCAAAGCGCTCAACGATTGGCGCAAGATATAGGTACAGGTGTAGCCACTGGCGGTGCTGTACCTGTAGCACGTCAGTTTGTAGAAAATGCGGCGGACTTTATTACTAATGCAAACGCTAAGGGTAAGAACACGCGTGAGATGTTGCCATATGCGTATGGTAACGCGGCAGTTCAGGCGGGAATAGAGAAGCTTGGGCTGGACAAGGTTTTATCGCCTATTGGCAAAAAAGGTCTGACTAAGTTTATAACAGGTGCTATAGCAGAAGGTTCGGAAGAAGCCGCCCAACAATTTGCAGAGAATGCAATTGCTAAGCATACATACGACCCTAATCGTAAATATGAAGAGGGTGTGCTTAAGAGTGGTCTTATGGGTGCGGTCCTTGGCGGTCCAGCTGGAATGGCTAATTTCGGTGCTATGCGACAGACTGGCAATCAGCCATCAAGTGCAATGACTGCACGAATGAATCAAAATGAAGCTACTGGAAAACTAGAAAAAGAGGCTATAGCTCAACGTCAAGCACGTCAATCGTCGGATGACACCTCACTCAAGCAAGCGGCAGAAGTAAATGCAGCTAATAACCAAAACAACCAATTACACCCAATCCAGTCGGTGAATGTAGCTCCAGCAGTAGAAAACACTATACCTAACGCTAGCCCAGCACTAAAACAAGCCGTTACCCAGAATATGTCAGATATTCAGCACGGTGATGTAAATGCTGTTGCCACACGTCAACAAACAACAGGAATACTAGAAAACTATCTGATAGAACAAGCTACAAAAGACGTACAGAACTTAGCTAGCCCAGAAATGAAATACAAGCTCAATCCAGAGCATGAAGCCCAGGTCAGAGCATACAACGAACATATAACACGTTTACGCCAACGTGAAGAATACTTGCGTGGTCAAGGAATGAGCGAAAATGCTCCAGCCATGATCAACCTACGTAAAGCTCAAGAGCAGGCTATATACGCCAGAGACCATATCGGTGAGGTAGATGAGAACGGATTGAAGTATAAATTAAGCCCAGAACAAGAAACGTTCTTCAAGGACTCTAAGATCCGAGACAAAAATGGCAATCTGAAGACTGTATACCATGGCACAGATGCAGAGTTTGATGTATTCAATCCAAACAATACATCATCTAATAAGTGGGGTGCTGGTAACTATTTAGCGTTTGATGAGAACGCAGGCAAGAATTACGGTAAGAACGTAAAAGAGATGTATGCAAATATTACATCTCCAATTAGCGATAAACAAAAGACAATCTCCTTTGATCAGTATGATGCCCTACATCGACGGGTAAATGATGGCGAGCCAGCATATCGTGAAGATTATGATATGTACGATAATGATATGGATTTGTTGTGGGATATTACTGACAATGGTCAATGGAAAAAATATGCTCAAGACATCAAAGACACCACTGGCAAAGATGGTGTGATTATGGATGATATGGCAATTACTTTTAGCCCAAACCAAACCAAATACACTGATAACCTCAATCCAACTGATAGCCCAGATATGCGGTATAAGCGTCAGGTAGAGGCTAAAATGCAGGAAGTTCAACAATCAAAAGAACTACTAGCACGCCACCTACAACTGACAGGTGATGAAAACCTTGTATTCAATGAGTGGCAAAATGAAATGCAGAAGAGAGCATTAGGCTACTACAATCCAAAGACTGACACTATAAACCTGAACAAGCTTACAGAAGACACCCTAAACCACGAATTAGGACATAAATTACTTACCCGTGTAGAAAACAAGCAAGACCTATTAAACTCTATCCGTGAATCTTATGGAGATGACTATCTAATAAACAAATACGGCAATCAATACGGAAACGACCTAAACCTACTAGCAGAAGAGCAACTGGCCGACGGATTCAGTGATTACTACAATGGAAGACTAAATGGTGAAGATAAAGTACGTCTAGGTGCTAGATTAGGTATTCCTCAAAAAGTCTTAGCAATATATGACCGAATTACTGAAGCTGTTATGGGACTTGTTGGTAAACAAGACGTCATTAAGCAATTCTACGCCCAAATGGAGACGGGGAAATTCAGAACCAAACAACAAGTACCTGGTGGTGATGGGCAGATTAGGACGATGAGTATTCAGCAAAGTAGAAACGGCACACCTGTTGTTGTGATAGAAAACGATATCCTTGCTGGCGTTCCCGCTAGAAATCGTGCACGAGTAATAAACGAATATTTCAAAGAAAACCTTCAAGGCAATAACTACGACCTGGACTACGGTAAGGACGGTACGGCTAGGATTAGCGCTAAGACACGTAATAAATACTTAGACCCGGGGCAGACTGTTGATGATCTGATTGCCAAGGGAAAGATGGCAGGTGAACTACCAGACATACTGCGTATTTCAAAGAAGGTAGGCTACGCCGCTGATACTAAAAATCATGGGTTCGCCGCCGAAGGATTCGAGTACAGACAAGCCATTGTAAAGATGGGCGAGAGTACATATAAGGTCAGATTAAATGTTGGAATTAACAGTAAGGGAAAGCTTCTCTACGCCGTAAATGGCATAGAAAAAATCCCCGAATCCCATTACCGGGATTTAAGTGGGGATTCTTCTAGCTCTACTATATCAAATCAAAATGAGAATGTCAATACAGACAACCGTTATCAACACCCTCTTCAAGAAACTATTAACGAAATGGAAGCCAACCCTAAGCCTAAGATGACTAGGGAATTAAGAGAGGCTATAGACGAGTTTATATATGAGAATATAGACCAGAATCTATTCCTAGAACATAATGACACAAATATCCTCGGAAGTCATGGATTGACGTGGAGTATCCCACGCCTGCATGTAGACGACCTACGACACCACCTAGGAAAGGAGTTGGCTGGAGATCTACCGTCTAACTATAAACGCCGTACTGGTAAGCGAGATATCGATACGGTTGCTCAGGAGATGGGGTATGACGATATCGACGCATTTATCGATGAAATTAAGCGAGTAGCTGAAGCACGACGCGCAGAAAGAGAGAGAAAGACCCTATTGGCAGAATGGCGTAGGGATCCAGATGTCATTAAAGAAGCTCAGAAGATGATTGCAGAGCGACATGCTGAAGAGGCTAAGATAGAGGCTGAGAAGCAAAAGAAAATAGAAGAAGCGAAGGCAGAAAAAGAACGACGTGCTGAAGAGGCTAAGGCAGAAAAAGAGCGAATTGAAAAGCAGCAGGCATTAGGAGAAATACTAAATAGAGGATTAGATGAAGGTCCAAGGCATAAAATAGCAGATATAGTACATAATGCTAGTGTAGCTACTGGTATTGATGAAAAAGCCGTTGCAAGACAATTTGCTAAGCTGGCTGAACAAAAGGGCTATGACATTACTGGAGAAAGGGCGCTACTAAACACTAACGCCCGCGTTGGTAGTATGTTAGATGAAAATGGACGATTACGCCCAATAGACGAAATAGCACCAGAAGTAAAAGAAAAGATTAAACTACCTGGAGCGGAACACGCGGTCCCAGCACCTACAACTACTGCAAATACAGCTACCCACAATACACGACAGATGATTTATAAGGACGAGAAGGGCGCATACCATTCATTCTATGAATACAGAAATATCTTTGGTAAATGGCAACGAACAGGCGCCGAAGCACCAAGAGTAACTTCACCACTACAGAAGAAATTCATAGACGATATTAGATCAGACAAGGCGGTTAATGATGAAGCTAAGCGTGCATTTGATGACGGTCTAGCTATTCAGTACATATGGAGAGAAAACTCTAAGGGTGTAAATGCTGAACTAGTGAGTGCTTTTGATGGTTATATGCAAACTGGAGATAAAAAGGCATATCGTCCAAGCGATAAACTGGTTACATTCGATCCAGACAAACACTATATAGAGTCTGGTAGAGTAGTGGACGCACAAACTGGTCAAATTCTAGGTAACTATATTGAAATGACACCTGATGGCAACGTAACTATATATGCAGGTAAAAAGAAGATGAACCTGAATATGCACGATATTGACTTCAGTAAAATCAAAGAAATGCGCTTTGGTGCAGGTCAAACATGGACTACTGAAGGAATAATAGACCGTATAACAGGCTCATTGAGGCGAAGCAACAGTCTTGATTACTTTAAGAAGGGTGGCAATAAAACCAAAGAGGCGTTACTGAATATTATGTCTGAAACACCTCGTCAAGCTAACGCCGCCGCAGTAAAAGAAGGCAACGCTATCGGTGAACAGATAAAAGATTATCGTAAAAACTTGCTAAAACAAGCCAAAAAACACGGTCCACTAAAGCGCCAAATGCTACAAGACGCCGTATATGTAATTGAACCATCACGTCCAAAACGTGGCGAAAAATCACCATCATATGATGAACGCTTGAAAGTATTTGAAGAAGTTTATGGAAAGAGTGCCTCTGAAGCTCTGGATCAATACAATAGCTTCTTACGTGCTGTATACAAGAACTTGCTAGCTCGCCAAAACGAAAAGAGAGTAGAGTTAGGTAAAGACCCAATTATGGAGCGTAAAGACTATATTACGCACCTAGGAGAAATGCAGTCTGGCAAGGGAGCTATCGCGGCTATGTATGGTGGTGCTAAGAATCTATTATCTGGCGGAGATGTGGCCATTGAATCTCGTAAATCACTGCCGTCTAAACTGGCAGGTCGTACAGGACTATTCAAGCCAAGTCAGAAGTTTAATCAATTCGCTATGCAACGTGTAGGCGACGTAAAGCCAACAGATCCATTTACGCCACTAATGGAATACAGCAAGATAGCCCTACACAACATTCATATGACAGATGCTATTACAATGAACCGCTCGCTGGAAGTAGCGGTGCGTGCAGCTAGCGAAGCACGACAAGAATTTGCAGGTAAGGGTACTAGCGGTATACAAAAGCTAGCTGATAGAGTAGACGCCCTGTATAATTCGGCTGCTTCTGGCAAGGTCAATGCTGAAGAGCTAACGCAAGTAAGAAATAAACTATACGGATTAGAACGCGCAATTGGTCGAAAAATAGACGGTATACGAGAACTTAATCGTCTGGCTAGAAAAGCCGACAAGTTTGGTGTAGAAAAGCTAGACGCAAAAGATATAAATAGTCTAAAAGAAACCACCAACAATATGTCTGAAAGTCTAGATAAGATGCTTAATGACGTAAACTTTATGAAGCTGATGTCTGATAGTGCAAACGGACTGACTCAATTTGTCGGATTTGTCCAAGAACACGCAAACCGACTAGCTGGAAAGACAGACCCATTCCAACGAGTCGTAAACGATACAGAGCCAAGTAAAATGCGAAAATTCGCAGATGCAACTGGTAGGGCATTAATGAAGCAGGCGGCACTATCTAAGATTGTCGGCAATATGAATTCAGTGGTAGCTCAAACGGCATCACTACCTGCTCTATTCTCTACAACCAACCCGAAAGCATTGATACAGGCATTCAAGCTAAAAAACCGTAAAGCTATATTACAGAAGTCTGATGCTCTAGCCCTAAGGTATGCAGACGATAACCTGACAGATGACACCAAGTTTGAAAAAACTATGAAAACTGCTGGTATTCCTATGGAAGTAGTTGAAAGAGGCGTTATTGAATACACCTTCTTAGCTAAATATAATCAGGCAATCAATAATGGACTAAGCGACGCAGATGCAGTTAGATACGCAGAACGATTCATTAATGACACGGTAACCTTACGCGATCAGATAAGCACCCCACGGGCATATAATAGGCTATGGTCTGCATCATTCTTACAGTTCACGCGAGAAGTGACACAACAGAACCGTTATGTATGGAACCAGATGTCTAATAAACAGAGGGTGGCACTTGCTGTTAATACGGCAATTGCATATAGTGCGATAGAAGCGCTAACTGGAAATAAGCCAGGGGTTGACCCATTAGGTACACTGATTGAGATTGTAGGCGACTGGCTAAGTGGTGGCGACGATGACGATAAAGACAATTCGGTACAAGCTAAACTAGAGCGTACGGTTCAAAAAGTAGCTGGTCAAGCAGTTACAGCCGCACCTATAGCTACAGCTATGGTTAATGCCGCAACAACAAAAGACGACCGTAAGAAGCTATTCGGCAAAGAGAGCAACTTAGGACGTTACGACGGTACAATACCAGTTGTTGATTTACCTCGTAAATTGATTGACACTAAGGGTAAATTGGATGAGGCGGCTAAAGCGCGTGAAGATGGTGATGACGATAAGGCAGAAGCAAAAACTAAAGACGCTATGTACAACATCCTAGGTCAATTGCCAGCAGGTAGCCAATTAAAGAAAACTATTCAGGGTATTGCGGCAGCTCACTCTGGCGAAGTAAAAGACGGCAATGGTGAGACAAAGGTTGAGTTTGAAAAAAATAATCCATTCAATCTTGTTCAGGGTGCTCTATTCGGTAAAAATGCGCTAATACCAGTGCAAGTAGAAGAAGGAAAGAGCTCGTGGGTCAATCTATTTAAGACTGGTGGTCTAGTCGCCAACGCGTCTAATGGTATGCAAATAAACATGCCAACCAACAATAATCCGCAACAAAAACAAGCAACAGATAATCAAATAGACCTACAAGGACTAAGCAAGAAAGAAGCCGCTTCAATTAAAAAGAAGCTAAAGAAGGGCGACTATACATTCCAAGACGGATTGCTAGTAAACAAAAATGGTAACGTAGAAAAAGGTGTATATAAAAAGCTTGCTCAATCTCAAGGACAAGGTGATGAAGCTTATCGCAACTGGATGAAGGCGTATGATATTGATAAAACATCAACTATTAAAAAAGAGTTTACTTCATTCAATGCAACATTAAATAAACTACAGAATGGTACAGAGAAGGTAGATAAAGCTAAAACTGCCGTCAATATGATGACTGGTAAATACAAAGACTTGCCAGATTGGGTAAAAGAGCGCTACTATAAAGAATCTGGATATACAAAAGATCAAATTGAATACGGCGCGATGACATCTCATAACGAAGTAAGTCTGATGGATAATTACTGGCGTCAAAAGGCTCAAGAATCATCACACGAGGATCTAATACAAGAACTAGCCAATGGTCGACGAAAGAGTATTACAGGACAAATGTTTGCTAAAAATGGTGTAATCAACAAGCTACGTGCAGAAGGTTATATAACTAAACAGGAAGCACGCGCCCTTAATGCTACTCAATTTGACACTGACGGCAATAAGATAACCAAAGATACCTCAGGTGGCTCTGGACGCTCAGGAGGTGGAAGGAGTAGAGGACGAAGAGGTGGTAGGTCAAGCGGCGGCGGTAGCGCGTCTCCACTATCTTCTGCAGTCACTAAGAGTATGGGTCTAACATCTTCTGCGCCAAAAGCTAACGAATCATCCGCAAAAAACACAAGTATAAACCAAATTGGACAAAACCTAATAAGCAAGACTAACACTCAAAAACAGATAACTAATACATTAAAAAAGTGGAATGGTGCAAGCACCAGCAAAAACACGCGAATCCGCATTAAGAAAGCATAATAGTGATAATTATGATATAATATAAGCAGAAAACAGCGTGACCTAAAGAACACGGAGCGTCTGGCAATAATAAGCCGGCTCCGTGTTTTTAATTTAGGAAAAACGCCATGAACACTACGCAACTTATATCGGCAGTCATGCTGAAAGCTACTGGTAAGGTGCGCAACCTACCAGAAACAGACAAGAAATACCAGAAAATACTAGGTATTGCTAACATGTATATCCCTGTATGGCAAAGTGAACCTAATGTTGATTGGCAGTCTCTATATGACCCTAATTACAATATCGGAACACTATCGACGAATCAGGAATATGAAATTGACTTTACTAAGGTTGCCAAGGTAAGCAACGTATACGGCGACACCATAAAGGTCAAAAAAGACAATCAGATTAAAGAATACACTACAGTGCCACCAGAGCAAGCGGGAATGTATAAAGGGCAAGACTGCTGCACTATCTCTGGCAATAAGTTGGTATTTATCGATCCTATACGAAGTGACGACCCAGTACTTGGAGGGCAAATAACAATACCTGTATATTTACACGCCCCACTGCTATCAAGCCCAAGCGATATGGTCCCAGTAGACAATCCAATGTGGCTAGTGGTTATGTGTGCGGCTGAATATGCTCGCAACGACATTCTTCTACAGAACCAATACGGCAATCTCATCAATGAAGCTAACCAGCTAATGGAAAAAATGATAGAGAATAATGCTAGTCAAGCTAGATATGCACCTCTAAGTATGATTCCAGGAGTGTCTGACATATGCTAAAACCCCCTAGCAATACTAAAGCACCAAAAATACAGCGGCTGTCGGTTGAGGATTGGACAAACGGCGTAGTCACTGCATTTGATGATGGTCGCTCACCGCTAAGAGGTCTAAGGTCGTCTGAGAATATGATATTGGATCAGGACTCTGTCATTACCGTGCGACATGGTACTGCTAAATATGGTCCCCAACCATTAGGAACAGTCTTAGGTGAATTGGCTGAATTTCGTAGCACTACAAAAGATGGTTCTGTAAACTGGCTAGCTTGTCTTCAAAGGATAAACGGCAAAACAAAGCTATGTATAGCTAAAGGCGAAGACCCAGTGTGGCAAGTTGTAGAAGGTAAAGAATATCACGAATCAGCCCGCGGTCATTTCAAGCAGATACGCAACAATCTTCTAGTCATGAATGGAGAAGATACTCTTAGCTACTTGGATATACCAACAAAGAAGATTGTAGCATTTCAGAAAATATCAGACCCAGTAAAGCCAATACTAGATAAAAACGTAGGGCTAACTGGTACAGGATTTAAGGTGTTTTATGCAGTTACCTTTAACTCTACTGTTGGTGAAACCGCAGGATCGCCTCTATTATCTCAAGCTATCTCTACAGACCGAGATATGTGGAACGGTGAAAAACATAACCTATCAATCAAGCGTCCAGATAGTACAGAAGCTAAGTCATGGAATATTTACTGTGGTGTTGGTGTTGACGGCGGCGGAGAGCCTACACTTTATCGTCTAGCTGCCGCGCTGCCAATGGATCAGACAGTATTTGTAGATAATGGATCACGTAGCCTAGACATGTCAGTACCTCTACCAAAAGACAATAACACGGCTGGTCCAAAAGCAACACGAGCCGATGTAGTCAATGGGCGTATATGGATGACTGGCGATAAAGACAATCTATTCTATGTATGGCGTGGTGGTGATTATGGTCATGAGCTAGACTTCTCACCTGGATATGGCGGTGGATATACGCCAGTAGGAAATGGTACCAAGGAGGTGCCATTTGCAGTACGACCATATCGCGATGGTAAAGGCGATCCTAAAGTGACGGTCCTAGCAAACGGTACAAACGGTACTGGTAAACGATTCTATATTACACCAACAAACATTACTTACGGTGAAGATACTATTACTGTCTGGCAAGTACAAGAAGATACTGGTGCTGACGGTACAGATAGCCCTGACGCTGTAGTCATTTACAATAACGACCTACTATATCCAAGCCGTGGTGGATTTAATACTACAGGAACTCTACCACAATTACAGAACGTCCTATCTACAAGACGAATTACTAACACCATTCAAGACGCTATTAGCAATCTAAACAGTAAAGCTATAGAAAAAGCCGTAGGGTTGGCATTTGAAGGTCGCGTGTATTGGGCATTACCTGTTGCCGCTGACTACAACAACCAGATATGGATTTATGACACCGACCGTAGAGGTGCGTGGATGAAGCCGTGGAGTATTCGTGCTGACTGGATGACATTATACAACGATAACTCAGGCATAACTCACTTCTTAATAGTTCAAGGAAACAAGATAGTCGAGCTATCTAAGGGTGCAACTACAGTCGACGATGGAAAGCCGTTTAACACTAGCGCACAAAGTGGTCAATTGCGATTTGAAGAAACTGGAAGGGATTGGGCGCGTGTACTCAAGGTGGTATTTGTACTACTCAGACCTCAAGGGCGTATTAATCTTACCGCCACCATTAAGACAGAAGACGGATTGCAGACATTTACAGAGACAAGATTTTTCGGAGCGTCTTCAAGTCGTACTGGATGGAGCGAGCCAGGTGTTGGTTGGAGCTCTATCGGATGGAGTGAGGTGAGAGGCATACCTGAAACCTTTAACTCTGCTAGCGAAGAAGTGGAGCTAGAAGTAGATGAGGACGCTCACTGGGTGCAATATGGCTGGAGTTCATCAGACCCTGGCGTAAGTTACAGCATATCGAGAGTGGTATTTGAATACGTAAATATTGGCACGAAAGACCAAAGCTAAAGGAGGAACAACAAAATGGCAAGTATTAGTGACAAAATTACAAAAGTAAAAGACGGTAGCAATCCTAACGTAGCGCGAGTAGTTACCCCACGACCCGCAAACTCTGACACTCTATCTGTAGATAGTTTGACTGGTTGGACTGAAGATACTGCTGTGCATTTTATGACGTATAGAGTAGACTCAACTGGTAAAGCGGTCCCAGGTAGCCAGAGAGACTGGAAGGGTATGGCAAATAAGGCTACTGGTCAGATTATTAGTTTACAAATCCAGAATAACGCAATAGATGATGGTAACTTAGTTGGGGATATTGTTCAAGCTGGTCCTACTGCTAGCTGGGCGCAAGACCTAGCTGAGGCAATGCTAGAATCTCATAACAGCGACGGTTCTCTAAAAAAAGGTGCTGTAGGGGCTGAGAGTATAGCCAAAGATAGTATTACAAAAGACGCACTCAAAGATGGGTCTATTACAGCCGACAAGATAGACTTTACGACAATGCCAGACAAT